ATGAAACTCATCAGTAATGATCTGCGCGATGGCGATAAGTTGCCACATCGTCATGTCTTTAACGGCATGGGTTACGATGGCGATAATGTTTCACCGCATCTGGCGTGGGATGATGTTCCTGCGGGAACGAAAAGTTTTGTTGTCACCTGCTACGACCCGGATGCGCCAACCGGCTCCGGCTGGTGGCACTGGGTAGTTGTTAATTTACCCGCTGATACCCGCGTATTACCGCAAGGGTTTGGCTCTGGTCTGGTAGCAATGCCAGACGGCGTTTTGCAGACGCGTACCGACTTTGGTAAAACCGGGTACGATGGTGCAGCGCCGCCGAAAGGCGAAACCCATCGCTACATTTTTACCGTTCACGCGCTGGATGTAGAACGTATTGATGTCGATGAAGGTGCCAGCGGCGCGATGGTCGGGTTTAACGTCCATTTCCATTCTCTGGCAAGCGCCTCGATTACTGCGATGTTTAGTTAATCACTCTGCCAGATGGCGCTATGCCATCTGGTATCACTTAAAGGTATTAAAAACAACTTTTTGTCTTTTTACCTTCCCGTTTCGCTCAAGTTAGTATAAAAAAGCTGAACGCGAAACAGCAAAAGCCAATAATATCAATGTTTTAAAATAAATTTAGTCTAAAAAATAGACTGCATGATACTACAAAACACAACATATCCAGTCACTATGAATCAACTACTTAGATGGTATTAGTGACCTGAGACAGAGCATTAGCGCAAGGTGATTTTTTGTCCTCTTGCGCTAATTTTTTGTCATCAAACATATCGCACTCCAGAGAAGCACAACACCTTGCAGTCCAGTGCAAAGCTTTGTGTACCAGAGTTTTCCTCATCAACTACCGCAAGTATCGATCGATTGAGACTTGGATGATAGACTTCATACCTTTCAGAACTCATTGATTAAATAAATGTTAAATATATTTGCAAGGTACACCTCGATTGGTGTGCTGAACACACTTATACACTGGGTGGTTTTTGGTGTATGTATCTATGCCGCGCATACCAATCAGGCTCTGGCAAACTTCGCAGGTTTCGTTGTGGCTGTGAGTTTTAGCTTCTTCGCGAATGCAAAATTCACATTCAAAGCATCAACTACAACGATGCGCTACATGTTATATGTCGGGTTCATGGGAACACTCAGTGCTACTGTTGGATGGGCTGCTGATAGATGCGCACTTCCCCCGATGATAACTCTTGTCACCTTCTCCGCCATCAGCCTGGTGTGCGGTTTCGTCTATTCAAAGTTCATTGTCTTTAGGGATGCGAAATGAAAATTTCTTTAGTCGTTCCGGTCTTTAACGAAGAGGCCACGATACCTATTTTTTATAAAACTGTGCGCGAATTTGAAGGGCTTCAGCAGCATGAAGTCGAGATAGTCTTCATAAACGATGGCAGCAAAGACGCTACAGAATCAATTATCAACGAGCTCGCTGTTGCCGACCCGCTTGTGGTTTCGCTGTCGTTCACACGTAACTTCGGCAAAGAACCCGCCCTGTTCGCAGGTCTGGACCATGCTACCGGGGAGGCAATTATCCCGATTGACGTTGATCTGCAAGACCCTATCGAAGTTATTCCTCACTTGATAGAGAAATGGCAGGCCGGTGCAGATATGGTTCTGGCTAAACGCTCTGACCGCTCCACTGACAGCAGGCTGAAGCGTAAATCTGCTGAGTGGTTCTATAAACTTCATAACAAAATCAGCAACCCTCAGATAGAAGAGAATGTTGGCGACTTCCGGCTCATGTCTCGCGAAGTAGTAGAAAATATTAAGCTCATGCCAGAACGAAACCTGTTTATGAAGGGTGTGCTGAGCTGGGTTGGTGGTCGAACCGATGTCGTAGAATATGCGCGAGCAGAACGCGTTGCAGGAAGCACAAAGTTCAATGGATGGAAGCTATGGAACTTGGCGCTGGAAGGGATCACTAGCTTCTCAACATTCCCGCTTCGCATGTGGACCTATATTGGGTTATTTATTGCATGTATATCATTTACATACGGTTCATGGATGATAATTGATAAATTAATTTTTGGTAATAATGTACCTGGATACCCTTCAATTCTTGTATCAATATTATTTCTTGGCGGCATCCAGTTAATTGGGATTGGAGTGCTCGGTGAGTATATTGGTAGAATTTACATTGAAGTTAAGCAGCGTCCAAAGTATGTACTTAAGGGTAAAAAATGAGCAAGAAGCTTGAGCTTTTATATTGGCTGGCAACATTTATTGTATTATCAATAATTTACTCAATGATTGCTAAAAACATAATTCCAAACTCAGATGTCATGTCTTCATTCAGAGAGGCAAGGGATATTACTGAAGGAAATATTTTTCTCAGTGGGTGGGATTTATCAACTGTATCATTCTATTTCACAGAAATAATACCATATGCTATAGCGATAAAAATAATAGGATTTAATGAAAATCTGTACTATATTGTGCCTGGAGTTTTCATGTCTATATTAGTAACACTATCGCTATATATCTCTCATACTAAAAGTAGGGCATCGTTATGGCCTGTTCTTTCTGTATTTGGAATTCCAACGGTTTTCTCATCAAGTATAATGCTTATAGCATGTATACATATTGGTGCGTACATTTACATGCTGGCGATCATACTAATAATAGATAGATACAGAAAGAAAAATGATTTAAAATTACTTTTTCCATATGTATTTATGTTATCGTTGCTTGTTTTTAGTGATGATATATCTAAATATGCCTTTATAATACCTATAGTTTTTGTTTGCATATATAGAATGTATGCTTCTCTAATGAAAAGAGATTCGTTGAATACTAATGATTTGTTATTGTTGGTTTTCACTATATCATCTATATTTATTGCTGAGATCATATCATTTATATTCATTAAGCTTGGTGGATTTAACCTGCCAGGCATAACCAAACCTCACATAGTAGAGTTTCAACAAATAACAAGCAACATATCTCTTGTTATCATGGGCGTATTCAAATTTTTTGGTGGGTACGCGTTTGGAATGGAGATAGGTAGCTTTAACTCATTATTCACCATGATAAAGGTGTTTTTCATTTTTGTATTCTTATTTTTATCTTATAAAAACATTCTTAAATTTAAAGAAATTGATTTTATTGACCAGGTTCTTATTGTATCATCATTAGTCATGTTGATTGCCTATGTTTCAAGTGACAGGCCAACAAATCTTTTCTCAATTAGATACATAGTCCCAACATTTATTTTCATGTCAATTGTGATTGCTAGAAATTCTTTCTCCTTACCAGTGAAGACAAATTTACTAATATCATTAATCGTTATTGCGTTATCGTTGCCAACGATGGCAACAACAAAAAACATTGTTAATAAAAATGATATTACAATAGAATTAAGAGATTTCTTAATAAAAAATAAACTACAAAGAGGTTATGCATCATTTTGGTTTGCATCATCTGTTGCTGGATTTAGTGATATCAACGTAGCTCCATTTGAGTCGTATGGTGATAGATTCACACCATATAATTGGTTATCAAAAAAAGAATGGTACCAAAAAGGAGCTAATTTTTTAATTGCTGATGATGTAGAGCAAGAGGAAAAGGCCATAAAACAGTTTGGGCAGCCTGATAGCACTCATAAAATACAAGACAAAAAAGTTCTTATTTGGAAAAATGGAATAGATTCACTTTAGTTTAATATGTTTTTTATTGGTGCCGCATGCGCGGCACCAGAATTATACATCTGCACCATCAGCTCTTTTCCATGTGGATGTGGTTATGTTCCACCAAATAGGAAGGCCGAGCGTTGTATCGTAGTATTCAACTGGCACAGTTGGAGAGACAGGCCTCTGCGCAGTTGTACCATATAACAAAGATGTCAACGGAGAGGTGTAGGCCGCAAACTGACTGATGATGAAAAAAGGCGGCTGAATGCGGTACTCGACTACATCGACGCAGTGACAGCAGTTGATGCTGCCCCTGCGCCTGATATCAACTGGCCCGCTCCCCCGGTTGCGTAGGCCACTCTATTTCGGGTGCCGCTGAGGTATCAACACGGTTCAGCAGTACCCTGTATTTTTTCCACGCCAGCAGTAACGTCTGTTCATCGTCTGTCGCCATTTCCAAATCAACGGCATCCTGCAGCGGTGCTATTGCGTTATTTGCTACGGTCAGTAGTGCTGATTTCTGCAGCTCAGCCTCCGCAACTAACGCGTTGTGAGAGCGTTCTGGGGGAGGTGGCGCGGTAAATACTCCGTCTGAATATGACCAACCGATGCCAGCATCGCCGTTTAACGGAACTAAATTACCAGCCTCTGGTTTCCATTCAGAAATTCCGTCCCAGATAATGACATTAATAACAACGTTATTATCAACAACTGCATAAACATCATTCATTTACATGTACTCCCGAATTACCAGCACGCCATTAGCTCCGTGCCCGCCACGTCCTGACGTGTGTGAATAGCTATTATCGTATGCACCCCCGCCGCCGGAGCCAGAGCAAACTCCAGGATTACCGCTCAGTTGCCCAGCGCGGCCGCCGCCACCCCAATAGCTCGATGCCCCATTGCCTACTAATAGCGCCTGGCCCGCCTGTCCGTCTGAACCGTCTCCGCCTTGTTCAGTTTTATAACCGCCAGAGCCTGAGCCACCGCGCCCGCCAGCGGTATTTGTAGCGCCGCCCCATTGCCCACCCTGGCCGCCGAGCGCAGTTAATGTCATGAACGAACTATTACCGCCATTATTTCCAGACCCTGCCCCATTGGCACCACTACCACCGCTGCCAATTGTCACTGTATAGGTTCCTGGCCCGGCATCGTTGTCTGTCGCATAAATAGTGGCAAAAACAGTACCTCCGGCTCCTCCGCCAGCCCCTGAAAATGTCTGATTTGCGTTCTCCGCGTTACATCCACCGCCACCGCCGCCCGCCGCAGTCAGAATAACGTCAATTCGTTTTACGTCAGCTGGCCACGTATATGAACCCGACGATGAAAAAACGACAGTTTTGCTGTAACGCCCCGAGCCATCTCCCAAACCAAGGTTTTCGAGAGCCGTTTTCACCGTGCCATCCGATTTGATATCGCCAAACGGATTCTTGCGGCTTAACAGCAGCTCACGAAGCGCTGTAAGCAACTGGTCATGCCGCCCCTTCTCCAGGCTGGCACCGGATGCCTCCACCACGCTGCAAAGCTCCTCCTGCAACATGTCAAAGTAGTCATCATCCAGATCGGTGGCAGGCGTGCCGGTCTGGGGGTTACCACGGGTAAAACCGTTCTTACCCGCGCCGAACTTATCCTTCTGCGCGGTTTTCGTGTCTATACGATGCATGAATTACTCCGGATATTTAAAAATTACGTAGGTATGCGACGGGCAGAGTTTGTTAAGCACGCACTCGACAACGGTGTCCCCCCAGATACGCAGTGCGGAATCACAGGGATCGCCACATGTCATCCAGGTGGTGTTGGTGGCAGCTGGCATATTGACCTGCCAGTAATACCGCCATTCCGGCGCATTCACCGCGTCAGTACAGGCCGATGAGCAGGTGAACGTGCTTTTGTCGTATCGCGTGATGGTGGCATCTGGTCTGCCCAGGGCAGCAAGCTGCGCAAGGTAAAAATCCTCATTGATGCCACCCGCCAGGTTAACCTTCGCATCCAGCCGTTGCTGACGCTGGCGAAGGGTCTGCGTCCCTGCCGGAATACATTCATCCGGCAGGCCGCACAGACGCTCCCAGCGGTTTATCAGTTCGGTGGTGGTGCGCGGATCCAGCTCCCGCATCAGGGCATCCGCACGCTGATGAGCACGGGTTAATGACGGTGCCGCACCGGCAATCGCCGGATCGCTGGCTGACCACGCCGGACCAGGGGGCAACAGTGCCGACAACAGACGGATGTAATCATCGTTTGTCACGTCCATGAAATCGTCCCCAGAACCGCCAGTTCATTTTTTGCAATGGAGATATTGTCCGCCGGAGCAAGCAACTGATGGCTGTATTCCCCGTTCGCACCGGAAATCGCTTCACTGATACGCGATACCTTAAGCTCTCCCTGCGGATAACCATCACGCAGCAGGAATGAACGCAACTCCGCGGTGATGGCAGCCCGTATTTCCGGTGTGTCCGGCGTCACGCGGATATGAAAATCCACTTTGTGCGCCACCGGCCTGAATACATACAAATCAGAGCCTGCCACCGGGGCCAGTGGCTCGATATGTTGTCTTGCCGCCGTTTCCGTTGATTCTTCCGGAATGGGGTTAATCAGGTCACTGCTGGCAATCATCACACCGACAGTCCCCGTTCCCATCCAGTGTCGGTATGTCCATGCGCGGGTAATGCCGGGCACTTCTTTAGCCCAGACGACATAGTCCCCGTCAGCCCCGCCCTGAGGCGTCCAGTAATACCGCTCAATGACGCGGGCGCGCCACGTTTCCAGCTCTTCAGTATCAAATCCACCTGTCAGGGTATCTGCCTCGCCGGAAGACGGCAGACCATTAACCGGCGTGACCAGGATTAATGACGTACCGTCGTCAGCGTTACCGACCGCGCCTGCACTTGAGCAGGCGATCGGCACGCGCAGGACACCACCGGTGCTGGTTGCATCGGCAGTTGCCGTGTACTGAACCAGGTCATCGCGCTGAATAACACTTCCGGCGGTCACCTTCAGGCCATCGCTGACACCTTCCCAGCGCATATACCCGCTGGCAGCCGTGGCCCCCTTGCGCGGACACCGTTTCATCGCAGCATGTCGCGCCAGCCAGGACTCATCGCACAGGTCAGGCAGCATGTTCATTGCCAGATAATCGATGTACCCGTAAACCGTATGCAGCGCCGCCGCATACACCTTTGCCCGCACGTCTTCATCCATGCGCCGGAGCGTGTCGCTGACGTCCAGCCTGGCGAATAAATCGTTACGGAGCATACTGATATTTTCTGCCAGCGTCGGGCGCTGAAATTCACTGTCCGCCATGCGTTATCGCACTCCACAGATCATCAAAAGAAATCATTACCGGTCCGTCACGACGCCAGAGAGTGATACTGTTACCCAGTTCATTAATCCCGGTGCGGCGGATATCCAGATCAATACGGGACACCACGCCGTCATCAATCATCCATTGCAGGCATTCGCGGATATACCCCCTTACCGTCTGCACCAGTTGATTGGTCAGTTTGCTGCGCTGAAGCAGCCACAGTCGGGAGCCGTAACGGTCATTCTGTACCTCAGGCCAGGTATCCCCCCACCATCCCATCGGGACGTCGGCATTGTCATCAGGCTCCGCCCGCCGCCAGGTAAACAGGGAAATCACCACGGCGCGGGTCAGCGGATCCAGCGGTGCGCTGGCGCAGGTGCGTTTACCGTTCACCGTCAGCCACAGTTCCATCATGCCTCCATCGATTTATCAGGTTTGTCGGTGTTACTGCCCTGACCGTTCTCTCTGTGACGATGCCCGTTATAGGCAAGCCGCATCGCTGACATGGTGGTGCCGCCGGAGTCGCACAGGTCTTTCACCTGTCCTGTCACTTCCAGGTCCATTTCAAAACGTGCTTCAGGTGCATTGCGAAACGTGATCGTTTTACCTGCACCGTCCACCACAATCCCCTCCCGGGTCAGCGTCACGGACTGCCCCTGATCGTCATAGACAGCCACCTCCCCCGTCTGCAGCCCTTTCAGGCGGTAGCGACGGTCCGACACCGTAACAACCACCGCATGAGAACGGTCGCCATCCGGAAACAACACCACCGCTTCCGCACCGATGTTTGCCCTTGCAGTAAAACCGTAGGGTTCAAGATGTTCAACCCCGGCTTTGGGTTCACCGGCAATCAGGGACACATCCACGGTCTGACATTTCGTGGCGGCACTGATGCTTTTCACCACGGCCCGCCCAATCAGGCCGAGGAGTTGTCGCTGCATGGCTTCAATCGTCCTCATCAGAACGGGTCCTCCTGTACTCTGGCTTTTTTCTTTTTCCGCGCGCCGGGGGCTTCGGGTTCAGGCAGATAAGCATCTGGTGGGCCGACACGGATTTCCGTCAGGGTGCCGTTCTGGTCCTGAGTAAACGTGACTTCCGAAACAAGCAGTTCGGTGTTGTCGAAACCACAGACCGGATCAAAGACAATCACCCGCTGGTTGGGCTGCCACAGCGTACCGTTACCCTGTCGCCAGCCCTGCACCACATAGGTGGTTTCATCCGTCCGCGCCGCCCGTTGTCGGGCTTCAAAGTCCGCACGGGCAATACAGCCAGCCCCCGTAGCCTGTCCTGTCTGCCTGATATACATCGGACGGTAACGGGCAATAAATGCGTCCTCTGTGCGGGCCCGCAGCGCGGTGGTGGTGGCCTCACCGAAATCATCGTCGTTTCCGGCACGCTGCCCCGCCACCTGGTAAACAGAAAACCGCTCCCGGATACTCTTCTCCGTATCGCAGGAAAGGATGTTTTCCCCGAGTACCAGCGCGGTATGTGCCCGCGTTGAGCCAATACCACCAATCACCAGCCTGCCGTGCGGGTCGTCATAAGCCAGCGCCTGCTGCTGACCGAGTATTTTGTTGATTACCTCAATCACCGTTTCACCGTGATCAGGCTGAACATCAGGAATAACACCCGACGGCGCACCGCTGTTCACCACCTCAATGCCGAAAGGCGCAGCAAGCGCCTGCGCAATCTGCACCAGCGAGCGTCCGTTAAACTGTGTCGGTTCGGCTGCACAGTCAATCAGGTCAGCCGTCAGACTACGTCCGGCAATACCGGTGCTGACCGAACGGGCATCGTAACGAACGGGAGTCGCCTCCACCCAGCCGGTGATCACCAGCTCATCACCAATCAGCACTTCCACTTTTGAACCGTTTTTAATGCGCGGCTGAAGCGTGGTGATACCCTCATCTCCCGGCCACTGGCGAGTGATCTCCACACTGAAATCCCGCGCCAGTCGTTCAACACCGGCACCGATGCGCACCGATGTCCAGCCATTCCACTCCCGGCCATTTACCCGTAGCGTGACGTTATCGTTCATTACACTGGCACCTTCAGAGGGATCACCGGCACAAATCCGGGATGCGTAATGGCATTACGCCGGATAATGTCCGCGTCACGCGCCGCGTTATCAAACCAGGTCGCCGCCAGCACCAGCGCGGGTAAAACCTCATCCGGCGTGCGCTGAATGATCCGTGCAGACTGTTCAAGGCGCGTGTTGATATCCGCATTCAGATCTGCTTTCACCCGGCGCAGCGCCAGAAACAGCGCATCACTGGTTGTACGGGACAACTCCTTATCAATTGCCGTATTCAGTGTGTCGCGAATGTCAGTCAGTTCTTCCCACGTCGGCAGGTCAACTGTGTTTTTCACCGTCGGTGCATTGTTCAGTGCCGGATGCGTGACGGAAGGCCAGCCAGTGCTCTGCGCAGGTGTTGTTGCCTGCCCCACTGCGGCATTCTGCATCACCGCGGAAGTTGTTGGCGCAGGCAATCGGGTGACGGCATACGCCGCTTCGCTGATTGCGGTCGTACGAAGGGTGCTGGCAACCACGTTACGCTGCTGCGTAGCCGTGGCGGTGGTTTTACTGTCCGTTTTCCAGACGCCGCGCGGTTGCAGATCGCTGCCGAGGCTGACACCGGAAAGCGTTTTGATCATGGTGACCAGGTCGCTGGCGTTACCATAAAGGCGTTTCCCGGTACGCCACATTTTCTGCACCTGCTCAACGAGATTTTTGCCTGACGATGGTGGCGGCAGAAGTACCGAGATATCCCCCTGCAACAGCCTGGCAGCATCCGATACGGCAGAATCCACCACTTTCATCGCATCAGAAACATACCCAAGCATTGTGCTGACATTACCGACGACGTCGTTCTGCACGAAATCCGCCACGCCATCGATACTGAAACCTCTGAAGCTGTCACTGATGCAGTCATCCAGTGCAGAACAGGATGACATCAGCGTCTGCGCCGTCGCCGCACCTGAAGTGGGGTAAGAGAGTTCTCCCGCTTCGACAAACTTCAGGTCAAAGCGGACAATACGCCCTTCACTCTTCGATGTGCTGACCCGAACTTCTCCGTCAACACAGACTTTCAGCTCACCGTATGTCGGATGGACAAGCGTGCCGGGACCGGGTTTATTCAGCGCGTCAATCAGGCGATCGCGCTGGTCAAAGCAGTCATCTCCCACCACATAAGCCGTGATGGACGGGCGAAAAGTGATTTTCCCCAGGTCTTCGGTATAGGGTTTGTCGCGGTTCGGGTATTCATGTGTTTCCACACGGCGACCGGTTCCCGCACTTTCTTCTTCAACCTTAAACGGCACGCCGCGAAATGACGCGTCCTGAAGTCTGTCTTTCCACGTCATATAAGTCCCATATTTATTATCAGTAGTAATATTTACTGGTAACGATAAAGGCTCTAATTCTTCATACTCATCCGATACGGAAGCTGCGGCACCGCAAAAAGAAATCTACAACACTACTGCTCGACAGCTGTTTAAAGAGTATGAAGAAAATGAAGTCGCTACCGATGAACAGTTAAAAGGTAAATTAATCGCCGTTAGAGGTATCGTACAATCCATTGATAAGGACTTTACTGACTCTATAATTATTAAATTCAGAACTGAAAATGAATTCATGCCAGCAAGAATGGAGATGCAAGACTCTGAAAAATCAACAGCTGCTGCTCTTAAAAAAGGAGAACAAGTAACTGTTATTTGCGAAAAAATGTCCAGAATTGTCGGCTCCCCATCAGGCCGAAATTGCGTGTTCGCACAGTAAGTTCAGGGAGGGCGGCCCTCCCTGTTCGTCTTTACCTAAATCTGGTGTACCCAACATCGTGATTAATATCAATGCCACTGGAACGTGTTTCCGTAACCCGCATACCTGGTGGCATATTCATAAATGAAACCTTGATCTCGCCATCAACTTTTGGCGCAGAAGCTTTGTTAATCATGAAGGGATTCGGGCCTGTGGCATCGGAGGCGTTGTTTGACTGAGCCGGATCCACCGCCGGATAAGGTGTGTATCCCCGCGCCGGTATTCCCGTCCCATAAGCATCATAAGCACCCGCGCCCCACTGCGCAGAGTTAATGGCATCGACCGTGTCACCGGAACTGTCGGTAAACCACTCAATAATTGGCTTCAGCTTGTCCCACATATCCTGAAACCACTTAACAACCGGTCCCCAGTTATTGATCACCATCCCCAGCGGCGACCAGGCAAAAACTTTCTTTAGGAGTTCCCAGCCAGCCTCAAAATAAGGACCAATGGTTTCCCAGAGTTTCTTAAAATAAGGTCCGACAACATCCCAGTTAGTGATAATTAATCCCGCAGCCAGGGCTATCGCCGTCGCAATCATGCCAATCGGCGTCATCGACATGATCCTGCTGACAATACTGATGGCACCGCCAACGCCCATCAATCCCAGTTTCAGAATCGCAAGACCGGCAGCAAGCCCGACGACGCCGCGAATAACCCGGGGATTTTCATCCGCAAACTTCGTGAATTTTTCCCCCAACGCCCCCAACCATTGCGTGATATTTTTAGCGTCACCAGAAAATGCGCCGCCAATAGCTGCAAGACCGTTAGTTGCGGTCCCCGTCATTGCCTCCCACAGGTTGGACAGCGTACCAAGCTGTGCCTGAACACGTTTATTCAGGCTGGCCTGTTTATTCATCTTCTGCTGGATCTGATCGTAACCATCCTTTCCTTTATCGATCAGAGCATTGACCACCTGAAGGGTTTCGGCATCATCACCAAATATTGCCTTAAGTACACCTGTTCGCTTAACGTCGGTCAGTTTTCGCAGCTTTGCCAGTTGCTTAAACATGTTATCAAGACCGCCAAAACTCCCTTTGCCGTCAGTAAAATCGAGCTGTACCCCGAGTTTCTGGCGGGCCATGACTTTATTGACGTCCCTGATTTTCTTAACGCTTAATCCGGACTGGATAACTTTTCGCAGGGCATTACCTGCCGACTCCCCGTTCATCCCCATCTGATCCATCATGACGCTGATAGGGGCAAGGCTCTGTGCAGCCTGAAGACCGTCCTTGTTCACCATCTTCAGAACAGAACTGGTTTTAGTGAAGAAGGACAACATGTTGGTATCGTCAACGCCCAGATAAAACGCCTTCTGGATAGTGTCGAACAGCCCCATCATGTCTTCTGAAGCCGTTCCGGTAGCATCCTGCATCTTTGCAGCAAACTCAGCAGCCGCTTCCGGTGTTTTTTTCAGTTGTACCGCAAGATAAGCTGTCGCTTTACCCACACCACCCAGGATGTTTTCTGCCGGGATCCCCTGACGCACCAGCATCTGCATCATGTTCTGGAAATCAGCCGTTGTACCGGGTAGCTGGTTACCCAGGCCAATAGCCAGTTTATTGATGTCCTGAAAGCGCTTTCCAACCTCGCCGTTCGCATCCATCATGGCGACTTTCAGCCCGGTAGCGGCGTTTTCCTGATCGGCATAAGATTTCAGGGAAAGCGTCAGCCCCGCTGCCAGTCCGCCACCAAGCGCCAGCCCACCCTGTGACGCTTCTTCCGCCTGGCGTTTAAATCCCCGGATTTTCTTTTGCATTTTCGACAGCGCGGGAGAAAGCCTGTCGACACCGGTGATCAACGCCTTAAGCTCAAATTCAGCCATGTGTGCGTTTCTCCTGCTCTATCCTGTTTGCCTGACTGACCAGCAAGGGAATTTCACTGATCGGCATATTCAGCAATTCGAAGGGATTAATGCGCCAGTAGCTGGCGCAGTCAAAGAAGCGATCAGTGAGGTATTCAGCCGTCAGGCCTGGAGGAAAAAACCAGCCACAAGCCACGCCGCTGCATTCAGGTCTGCCGGAGACATCTGGTCGACAGAGCTTTGCGGCACTTTCGCCAGCCGCACAATGTATTTCGACACCACATGCGCCAGAAGTCTGACGGACTCATCCTGATTCATCTGGTAGGGATACCCCAGCTCGCGGACATCCTTCCCGGTGGGTTCATCAAACTCCAGTACGGAGAGTGTCTCGCCATGAGCAATAATCGGTTTCTTTAACTCAAGCTCTTTCATTACTGGTAATCCCCTTCTTCACCGTGGAACTCAAGATCGACTGTGCCTTCTTCGGCATTATGGTTCGCTTCGCCGTGCAGCCAGGCTGACGACAATACATAGACCTGACCGTTCGCCAGCTCGGCAGTGATGGTCATCTCATCAGACGAGGTGATTTTGCTCACCGGAAAATTCTTCGGCACCTTGAAGGTCCCTTTGACATAAGGCGCACGGTGAGTTTCCTTGCGGTCCACTGAACCGTCCAGGCCGATGATGTCATCATTGACCGTCCTGTTCATGGGCACCTCAATGCCGCCGGTCAGCGATAGCTGCTGACCGTCAATTTTGAAATAACAGGTTCCCCCGATACGGGCCATTATGCAGACTCCTCTGAATACTGAAGACGGAACTGGTTAACCACGGCAAAGACACGCAACTGGTTAACATAGTCAGGCGGGAACAGCGTGTTCAGGCGGTTCGGATCGCTGGCATCACGCTCCACAACCAGGTACTGCTTAAACAGTTCGTAGTTTTCCACGATCCCCGCACGCTCAAGCTGACGGTAGGTTGCCAGCAGTTCCCCTTTGATCACCGCCGGTGTGACAATCGCCTGACCGGGACCAAAGCGGGTACCGTCGCTGGCAAGCTTGTGACGCCCGTACTTACTGGTAATGACGGATTTCAGTTTGCGCAGTACATACGCGCTGGTATGCAGCGTCTCGCTGTCTAGGTAGCTGTTATCCGCAACCCCGTAAGCGTTTTTCCTGTACGTGGTGACATCACGCTGAATGCGCAGTACCCCGCTTTCGACATACGCCGTTGCCACGCCATGAGACAGCAGGGTCTGTTGTTCGGTCATCGTGAACCGTTTCCCCTTCGGCGCAGGCAGCATACCCACCAGCTCACCGGTCTGCGTGGGACGTGCCGGATCGTTGCGAATAAACACCGCTGCGCGGGCGGTACGGCTTGCCGCCAGTTCGTCGGCAGGCGTCTGGGTCTCTTTTTCGTACCCCGCCAGGGTAATGTGCTGCTGGTTAAACTGGTCACCTGCGGTCACCAGTTCTGACAGCGTACCGGTCTTTGCCGTATACACATGACCATACAGCTGACGCGCATAGCTCCAGCGACCGCTGGTATCGTTCATCTCGGTCACCAGCGTGTTAACGGAGGCCGTGTCGTTGAACGGCAGGCCGATATAATCAAACGGCTCATCCGCCATTGCAGCCACCGCGCCGGTGAGAACCGGAGCGCCCGTTCCGGCGGTCCCCGTCGCCACGGCAATCTGTACGCCCGCTGGCAGCACTTCGCCCCCACCGAAGCCGTAGTAATTGAGGCTGACAGGAATTTCATTCCCGCAAAGCCCCTTATGACGCGCGGTCAGCGTGACCACACCAGCCGAAGATGAAGCTGTAAACGGCAGAGTCGGAACGGCATTGATGGCATCCTGGATACTGCTGGCAATGGTCGCGACGTTATCGCCGTTGGTCACCGGTGCCTGCACGCGGGTACGTCCCACATAAACATTCACCGTGCCGGTTTCGGTTGCCGCCCCGGTCACCGTCAGCGTAACTGTTGCCGCCGCGCCCGTGGATTCAGGAACGGCAATCACATACAGCTCACCAAACGGGTCGGTCTGGCGATAAGCCTCAACCATACGCGCCAGCTGACTTCCCGCACCACAAATCTGGCGTGCATAGTCTGCCGACGGCATCAGCACCAGACTGTTGGCAACAATCTCTGCACCGTTATTGGCGTGACCAATCAGCAACGATGCCCCGCTGTCCTGTGCAGTATTCGCCGCCTGGTTATCCATTTCCGCATAAAACAGCGGAACCAGCGTATTCGACGGAATGGTGTTAAAGCTTGTCGTCATCGGTGTTCACCTTTTTATTCACGCGCCGGATATCACCCGCTGCTTCACGGCGCAGCCAGTAGTTGTTCTCGTCAACATTTCGCCCTTCGGTGGGCAAAAGGTCACCGCGGGCAGGGTCAGGCACTGACCGCCCTTTAACAGGTTTCACAAACATGAAGATTCTCAGGAAGGAAGGGTTATTTCGGTGTGATGTTCGATATCGCCGTCAGGCCCGTTACCGGGATCGAAATAATCAACATCAATCGCCAGCGTTCGCAGTTCATCCAGACTGTTCAGCTCATCCTGCTGGCGGGTATCGTCTTCGGTCAGCTCGCTGATGACCGAAAAATCGAACTGATAAATCAGCTCATGACGATTCAGATCCAGCAGCGTGCCGCCGTCATAGGTAATCGGGTTACCGCACGCTTCCGGGGTCCAGCCCAGCAGGGCCTTAAAGAGCATCTGCCGGACATCGTCCACCACATCATACGAAGCAAACTGACCGCGCTCATCACGCCCGTTACTCAGTATGACAACCACGGAGAAGCCCTCTTTCAGCTCCTGCCAGTAGTCGGTCTGGCTTTTGTTTTCTCCCGGAGAGTCATCACCCGGTACCACATACGCCGCCGGGAGTCTCAGCTTTCCGACCTCCGGCAGATTTTTGAACTGTGCCGCGCCTGCCACCCGGTTTTCAAAATACGGGCAGCGGGCACGCAGCGCAGCAATAACAGGCGTCAGTTTCATCTGCGTCGTCGCTCCGACTTCAGTGATTTACGCAATTCCCGCGCCAGAAAATAGCGTGTCCAGCTGCGGTTCTTTTCAAGAGTTTCCACCATAAAGTTATTACGTGGAGCCAGCCGCCAGCCGCTGCCACCGGATGCACCACGATGATGGCTACGACGACGTTTTGCTCCTCCCCGGACACCAAAAAACAGAAACGTCGGATAGAAGTCACCAGAGATCATCCGGTTCCCCTTCCCGTTGCGCTGGTTAGGGGCAATGCGTGTCATAAAACCGGCTCGCTTTTTACTGGCTCTCGGCACCATGTAACCAATCGAACGAGCCAGACGTCCGGTCTGATAACCGGGATTTTCACCCGGTGCCGACCGCGCACGGCGCATCACCAGCCGACGGGCATCACGCATATGACGCTGCCCAATCGTGACAAACGCCCGCCGGACACGGGCGCGGTTAAAGCGCATCTCCGCGGGCTGCTGAACATCAACGTGAAAAAAGGGAGTCGCCATTGCTGCCTCCGTGACTCTGCGTAAATTCGCCCAGTTCCGTACACTCCAGCAGCAGAAAGCGCCGCGCCCCGTTCAGATCGCGCTGACGTTTCACCCGGTACACACTGTCACCGCAGACCACCTCATAATCAGCGGTGATCCCCCGGCGGTAGCGAATGGTGATGTAATGGGTGATGGCGTCTCCAGTCTGCGCGGTTTCCTGCCAGGTGGTGGCACTGGTCTGGATAACCTTCGCCCATGTCCGGAACGTAACCGGGTATTGATGCTCCACGCCAAAGTTATCCGCGGGCATATCCACCCGCTGGCGGATCAGGACGCGTTTATTCAGTTCACCGGGGTCCGGCAGAATGTAGGTTGCGCTGGTCTGCGCCTGACGAATTTTCATTGCGGAAAGTACCTGTACGGGCCGACAAGCCAGCCAAAACTCTGCGGCATGTCGAGTTTCTCCACTTCCGTAACCGACGAGCGGTTTTCGTAAAAATGGCTGATAAGCATCAGCATCCCCAGACGAATATCATCCGGCAGGTGCAGCCCGTCCGGATCGCTGTCCGGAATGGTTTCATCCGGTGCATAGAGCTTCCGGTTCAGATACGTTTCCGTCCGCTTTTGCGCCGCACAGGCCAGCAGTTGCAGATGGCGGTCATCAGCATCAAAATCCTCATCCAGCCGGAGTTGGGCTTTAATCTCTTCCATTGTCAGAAGCATACTCAGCCCTCTTTACTGGTCGTGGCTTTTTTCTCTTTTGTCGCTTTACTGCTTTTTGCACTGGTTCCGCGCTCTGCTAACCCGGCCTGAAGTGCAATCTCCTGCACCCGGGCAGGAAGCGCCCCGTCGTCATACTCACCGGCCCGAATGACCTCAACACGCATACCGTCCGGTGACCATTTCAGATCTTGTTTCAGGATCATGATTCTTCACCCGTCAGAACAGGGGGCGCGGTTCCGCGCCCCTGAGTGATTACGCCGCTGCAATCTTCAGCAGTTTGATGGCCTGCGAATCGACCAGCATCCCGCCGGTGCGCTTGGTGGTATAAAAACCGACAAACGGTTTATTGGTGTACGGGTCACGCAGAATGCGGGTGCCGATACGGTCAACGATGGTGTAACCCCGTTTGAAGTTACCAAATGCAATGGCTTTCGCATCAGCGGCGATATCCGGCATCTGTTCGTTTTCAGCGATACCGTAACCCGCCAGAGAGGACGGCTGCCCCAGTTCCAGCCCCGGACGCCACAGATAGTTACCCTCGCTGTCTTTCAGCAGACGGATGGCAAACAGGCTGTTGTTGTTCATCATGAATTTCGCGCCAGTGCGGTGTGCCTTACGCAGCGTGTAAATCAGTTTGATAATGGCGTCTGCGGTCACCGCCGTCGCTTCGCCGGATACAATATGCTGAAGTTTGCCGAACGCCCGGACCTTATCGGTTTCATCGGTGGATTCATACGCCAGGAACCCTTTTGGCTTCTTGGTGCCATCGCCGGAGGTAAAGGCAATTTCTTCCTGTTCGGCAAATTCGGTTGCCAGCTCGCTGTTGATCCAGGCCTCCACGTTGAAAAAGGCATCGTCCAGCATTTTCTGGGTGGCCTGCGGGTTACCGTAGATTTCCCCCATGAGAGGTTCAATCAGCTCCAGTCTGGAGGTGGCAGTCTGGGATCGCGTATCCGTTTCCCCCACCCATCCGGAAGCCGTACCGCCCAGATTCACCAGTTTTTTGTAGTCGGAACCGCCAACGGTGATCACCGTGGCTTCCTGACGCATCACCACTTCATCTTTCAGCAGGTTGAGAATGTTGCGATCCAGTTCTTCCGGCACGGCGTAGCCACCGTCTTCATCGGTGCCCACCTGCAATGCCTTACGCTCCAGATCGCGCAGACCGTCTTCACGGCCTTTACGCAGAAAACCCACAAACGCCTCTTTATGCTCGGTGGCCAGTTTATTTTGCGCACCACCTGCCGGACGTTTCAGCTCAAGCAGCTCTTTTTCAAGGTCGCTTTTGAGATTTTCCAGCTCGCTGAGTTTTCCGTTCAGGGTTTCCACCTGCCCGGCAAGTTTGCCTTTTTCCTGCTCAATCGCCTCCACGCGCTTGTCGTTCTTTGCTTTGAAGTCGTCAAACTTCTGCTGCAGCTCCTGCGCGACCTGTTCGACATCTTTAATATCTACCGCCATCGTATTTCTCCTGATTAGAAGTTCAGATTTTTCAGTGCATTCAGTGCAGAGCTCACATCCTCAGCGTCGCGCAGGGACAGTGCGCTATAGCCCCCGGCCATGAATGCTTTGGCCTGGGTACGGGAGAGTCCGACATCACGCAGGACTCTTTCGATTTTTTTCTGTTCGGGGATTTCCCCGCGGGCCAGCGCGTTCTTGACGTCGCTGATCCGTGCCTCGTCGTTAGACGGGAACGTCACCAGACTGACTTCCCAGAGGTCGATTTCTTTTAGCAGAAAGGCTTCTTTCGTCCGGTCGTATTCCCAGTCTTTCAGGACGTACCCAATAGAAAGGCCGGTTAACGAACCGGCCTTCATGTGTGCATGTGCGCGTTTTGCCAGGGGATCATCATCAATGAGCAACCGCCCCCTGACGTAAAGCCCGACATCGTCTTCCTTCATTTCGGTGTAAACACCGATGGGCTCATCCATGCGGTGCTGCCAGAGCAGCGCAGGTAACGCTTTTCTGTCACTCCACGCCCGCAGGGAGGCGGCAAATGCCCCGGACATCACCACATCATCGTGGCTGTCCTTTACACCAAAGACGGAGCCATACCCTTCAAACTCACCGGAGTCACTGACAGACTTCAGACTCAGCGGTACATCAAGACGTTGTTTCGTCTGCATTGGCGTTATCCTTCTGCTTACCGGCTTTACTGCCATCGGAGGGTTTCGTGGTCATGTTCATCGGTGTGAGATAGACATCACCACCGGGACGCGGATTCATATCTTCCAGATCGCGGCAGTCATTGGGAGAGTAAATTCCCCAGTTGATCCCGGTGGCGTAGGCTTCAAAACGGGACTTCATATCCCCGCGCAGTAACGCCCCGGCGTTAAATTTGGCGTAATAAACGCCCTGCTTACTTTTTCGTACCAGTCCGGTGTTGATCCGCTGTTCGATGCGGGTCAGATACGGCACCAGTGAATAGTTGATAAATCCCAGCCCCAGCTCTTCGATATTGTTGAAGGTGGCGCGATCGGTGTTCTGCACCATGTGCAACGGCACCCGGAACAGACGACAGATTTCTTCAAGCTGAAACTTGCGGGTTTCCAGGAACTGGCTGTCCTCGGCGTTCAGCGCCATCGACTTCCAGTCCAGCCCCATCTCAAGGATCATCGGGCGGTGAGCATTACCAAGCCCGGTGTGACGCTCCTCAAAATCTTTCTTCAGGCGCTCATAAGCCTGATCCGACAGCGTCTGTTCTGTACGCAACACACCCGACGTCACCGCGCCATTGCTGAACAGTCTGGCCCCGTGCTCTTCGGTCGCAGCTGCCAGCGATATTGCCTCACGGGCATAGGCGACGGGATTCAGTCCCACCAGACCGTCCAGCGTCAGCGTGCGCACATGCCAGATATCCTCCTGGCTCAGTACATCCGTGGAGCCATCCGGGAATGTGACCTGATAGACCGGCTCCCAGCTACTGTTAAGCTTCGGTACCACACAGCCGGGATCGACGGGCAGCAGTTCAGCCACTTCGCCAAATGCTTTCACTTTGTAGGCGTAAAAGTTTCCCCGCAGGCACAGACAGGTGACCACCAGCTCCCAGAACTCCTGCGGCGTCATATAGCCATTGGGATGCGTGGAGATCAGCTTATGCAGACGTTCGTCGGTGGCTCTCTGCTTCAGGCTGCCGTTCAGGTGATACAGGTTGCAGGGCAACATCCCGACCGACTCCGCCAGCACCCTGACACAGGAAAAAACCGCCGTCAGTCGCATGGCCCGCTGGCTGCTGATCTGCTTTCCGGTATAGGTGTCGTAGGACAACCCGATGGCATCCGCCAGCTCTGCTGGCGTGGTCACCGGTGCGTCACTTTTTCGTTGAAATAATCCCGAAAAGAACACTATTTACCTCCGCCGACAGACAGCTGTGTACGATCGAGATATCGCGCCACCAGCCACGACCAGAACAGGCACAGCGCCCCGGCAACAACAAAACCCGCCGGGGGATAAATCAGCCAGGCACCATATGCCAGCAAAAGCGCACCCAGCACGCCCACCAGAGGCGCGAGAATCAGCATGATCATAATTACCTCAGTTAAAGCGAGCGGATCCCGTAGGACTCAATGTGGTCAGACAGCGTGTCTTCTTTCTCGTACAGCATGGCTCTGCCAACCGCCATAATCAGCGCAACTGCACCATCGATTTTGTTTTCCGCCTGCTCTTTGACGGGTTTCACCACATCATCGTTACCCGGAATGGTTTTGCCGACCACGTTGCCGATACACCAGGTCATGATGGGATTGCCGTCATGATGAAAGCGCCCCGATTCAATTGCCGCTTCCAGCTCTTTCATCGGGTCGGACATGTTGGTGTAGTTCTGAATGATAGTGATGGGGTTCAGGTCTTCATCAGCAAGGTCATGTGACAACCCGGTCGCCCCGAAGGGGTCGATGGGTGACTCACTGACCGGGCTGATTTTGTTCGCCGCTTTGGCCTCCTCGAGGATGTAGCGATAATCCACCTCCGCACCATCGGTAACGGTCAGAACGCCCATTTCCACCCATTTCTGAAAGCGTTCGGCTGTCCGTCGATCTTCATTTTTCTCGACGCTGTACACCGTGTCATACGGTACCCAGAAACGCGGGGCTACACTGTAGTAATGCGTTTTACCGTCAATCTCGCGGGTATAAAGTCGCGCCATGCTGTTCATATCCAGTTTACGCGCCAGGTCAAAGGCCAGAATGCACGGCTGCCCCTCGAACTGCTCAAGGGACAGTGATTTATCCTCGCAGCTCTGCCAGCTCACCAGGTTGAAATACGCCGAACGCGCCGACACCCAGATATTGAGGTGTTTTGTTTTAAAGACGTTTGCCAGACGGGCGTTATTTTTCGCACGCTGCTGCTGACTTAACAAAAATTCGCGATAAACCGACACGCCAATATTTGGATTGGCTTTTTCCAGCACCTGCGGGTCGGTCCAGTCGTCACCTTCATCAACGGTATAGATGATCCCGAACAGTTCATCGTTAGGCACCGAGCCGTTGAGCATCTCGATGACTTCCCGCCGTTTGTCGTAGCACGGCCCCTCAATGTTGTACCCGGCGGTAGTGATAGCCCACATCAGTGGCTGACGTCGCGCCCCCATCCCGGTAAGCATCGTGGTGTAAAGCGCATCTGTGGCGTGCTCGTGATATTCATCCACCACCGCACAGTGGGGTGATGAACCATCACCGGGGTTACCGATCAGCGGTTCAAAACGCGCACCATCCTCCGGACGGTTCATGTTTGAGGCGTTAACCTCAATCCCGAACGCTTCCGTCAGCATGGGTGTGCGTTTACACATCAGTCTTGCCGGACGAAAGACTTCCCATGCCTGTTTCTCTGTCGTGGCACCGGAATACACTTCCGCGCCGAACTCGTTATCACAGGCAAAACAATACAGGGCGACACCGGCAGAGATTGCTGATTTGCCGTTCTTACGGGGGATTTCGGTATACACCTCCCGGAAGCGGCGCAACCGGGTGCCTTTATTGACCCAGCCAAACGCACAGCAGATCACAAATAGCTGCCACGGCTCCAGCGTGATGGGCATCCGTTTGAATGCCCACTCACCCTTGGTGTGCGGCAACAGCTGAATAAATTTCGCGGCCCGTTCAGCCAGGTCCTTGTCGAAGCGGTAACGAAACGACTTACTTTTTTCCTCCATCAGGTCATCAAGATGGCGCTGGCAGGCCTGAATCACAAACTGGCAGGCCACAATCTTTCCGCGCACGACATCCCGGGCATACTGATTGGCAGCATTTACGTTGGGGTAAGATTTCCGGCTCATGATTCGATGATTTTCAGAAACGGGTTAGTGGTTTTCTTCTGCCCCGCCAGGCCAATCAGACGCTGGCGGCTGCTGGGGTCGAGTCCGAGCATTGCCCCCGTACTGCTCATCTCGGACTCCTGTTCTTTTTTGGCGGTCAGCTCCGGATTTTTGACCATACCGCCCATTGCACCGGTGATGGTGTTGCCCTGTCTGGCAATATTTTTCACGGCACGTCGCCAGAACTCGTAGGCCACGCACCACCGCTCAAGCACCGCGAGGTCAGTCACGCACAGCAGGCCCTGACCGCAGAGTTCTTTAGTTGTCAGTTGCCACATGATCGTGGCGAGAGGGAGATCTTCTTCAGCGAACCACTCCGGTGGCTCAACACCTTTGATGGGCGTAAAAACAGGTTCATCTTTATTCAGGGCTCGCTTGCCGGGGTTTCCGGCCAGCGCCTTGCGCGCCGTTGGCTTGGGGCGACGCCCGGAACGCCCCGCCGTTCCAGCCATATGCGGCACTCCTGGTTAAATTTCATTTTTCGCGGGTATAAAAAAACGATGGGGCGGGCAGTCCGGAAGACGTCAGGTCACAGGGATTTGACCCGCCCCTCCCCTCTGGCAGTGGGAACTGGTTCTTACTTCAACCGTTCACGGGCCGTCTTCGCCTTATGACACGGCCAGCACAGACTCTGCAAATTACTGTCGGCATCAGTGCCGCCATGTGCTTTAGGGATGATGTGGTCAACGGTTTTCGCCTCGCGCACCACACCGGCACGCAAACACAACTGACACAGGCCTTTGTCACGCTTGAGTACACGTTCACGGATAACATCCCATTTCGAACCATAACCGCGCTGGTGTCGGGACTGGCCTGGCTTGTATTGCTTCCAGCCTTCGCTTTTGTGGCTTTCGCAGTAGCCTGACGGGTCTGTGGTGGTATTACGGCAACCTCGAGCACGGCAGGCTTTCGGGATTCGTGGCGGCATATGTACTAATCTCCGATTTATCCAAATTTAACTGCCATAATGCCGACATTCTCTGCCATTGTTGGCTCCGTTTATCCGTTAAAAGGGATATCAGTTAAGTTATCCCGTGTAGGGTATAAACCATTATCAAAGCCACTCTGTAGGGAGTGGCTTTTGTAATGACAATAAAAAGCCCCGCGAATACGAGGCTTTTAGCATGTGGAAAAGGAAGTTTATTGTAACTTTTCAAGATAAGGAGCTATGTTGCTAACTTTTTTGTAGTTCAGATCATCCGGTAGTTGAACAGCAGGATTATATACAACCCATATAGATTCAGACTTGCCATCTGAACCATCTGTGTTTTTACATGAGCGTAACTTGTAATGAATGATTCTATCTACGTCAGCGTACTCGGAGGTTGCATAAACTTCATATTTATTATCTCCATGGAAAAGGATAGTTTTAACTAATTTTGTAGATGACATGTCTGCTCCTTTGTAATTGATGGGTATGACATATGACCACCAATAACAATGCCATATTTCTGGTGATTATTGCAGCAGCGAAATTACAAACCAAACCCAAAGATGGGCTTTGTAATGACTACAGTAACGAACTGCACAATGCGCCTGTATTTCGAGGATGACGTCCAAATACGTTAATCTTCTCGCGAACGCTCTCACTACACATTCGCTCTACAATTCGCCAAACAACCTTTTCAGGTAAAAATTTCGGCGCTAGTGCTGAAATAGCACGCCACAGACCCCGACTAAGCGAGCATGCTGTGCTACCGAAACTAAAGATGGCGAACGAAATAGACGTGATAAACGCCCAGCACCCAGAGAGAAAAGCTGAGATGCGGTGATAAAGCTTAGTCATGTATTGCTCCTGTTTTTTTGGTTTTCATCGCCCGATCATTTCAGGCATTGCGTCCTGATGTATTCCTGCAGGTAGTTAACCTGCGCGGTTATCCTGTCGATTCCACTTCTGAGACGGTAATAATTGAGTTCAGCATCTGCTGTAAGTCCTGGGCTTTCTCCATCGCCCATGCCGCTGGCTCTGGTCGTTGACTTTGCACAGGTGGCGGCGACTTGCAGGCGCTTACGCCCAGCAGAAACATCAGCACGGAGACTTTCGATAGTCGCGTTAGCATCAGCAAGCTCCTTTGTGTATCTGGCGTCGAGTTCTGCTACATCACGTTGACGCTTCTGCATGTCAGCGATGATGGATGCGGCTTTGTCGCGCTGCTCTTTGTAGGCGATGGCGTTATCACGGTAATGATTAACAGCCCATAACAGGCAGACGATGATGCAGATAACCAGAGCGGAAATAATCGCGGTGACTCTGCTCATACCTCAACCTCTCTGACCGTTCCGCCTGCTTCTTTGAATTTTGCAATCAGGCTGTCAGCCTTATGCTCGAACTGGCCATAACCAGCACCCGGCAGTGAAGCCCAGATATTGCTGCAACGGTCGATTGCCTGACGGATATCACCGCGATCAATCATCGGTAAAGCGCCACGCTCTTTAATCTGCTGCAATGCCACAGCGTCCTGGCTTTTCGGAGAGAAGTCTTTCAGGCCAAGCTGCTTACGGTAGGCGTCCCACCAACGGGAAAGAAGCTGGTAACGTCCGGCTGCTGTTGATTTGAGTTTGGGGTTTAGCGTGACAAGTTTACGAGGGTGATCGGAGTAATCAGTGAATAGCTCTCCGCCTACAATGACGTCATAACCATGATTTCTGGTTTTCTGCCGTCCGTTATCAGTTCCCTCCGACCACGCCAGCATATCGAGGAACGCCTTACGTTGATTATTGATTTCCACCATCTTCTACTCCGGCTTTTTTAGCAGCGAAGCGTTTGATAAGCGAACCAATCGAGTCAGTACCGATGTAGCCGATGAACACGCTCGTTATATAAGCGAGATTGCTACTTAGTCCGGCGAAGTCGAGAAGGTCACGAATGAACCAGGCGATAATGGCGCACATCGTTGCGTCGATTACTGTTTTTGTAAACGCACCGCCATTATATCTGCCGCGAAGGTACGCCATTGCAAACGCAAGGATTGCCCCGATGCCTTGTTCCTTTGCCGCGAGAATGGCGGCTAACAGGTCATGTTTTTCTGGCATCTTCATGTCTTACCCCCAATAAGGGGATTTGCTCTATTTAATTAGGAATAAGGTCGATTACTGATAGAACAAATCCAGGCTACTGTGTTTAGTAATCAGATTTGTTCGTGACCGATATGCACGGGCAAAACGGCAGGAGGTTGTTAGCGCAGCCTCTTGCCACCCGCTTTCACGAAGGTCATGTGTAGAAGTCCGCAGCATAACTATCACTGATGAATTCAGGATAGCCAGTGGCTACGGCCCAGTTTGGGTTGTGGCGGTCGGTGCTGAACTCCGACTTAATGACGATAGGCGTGTACCGACGCCTCGTTTTACTTCCTCCGCTTTCACGGCTTCACCCTAGACCAGCTTTACGAAATCCTCGTAAACCTAACCGCGGCAGATATGACCGGCACGGTGTGCCATATCACGGACCGGCGGGTGTCTCGTTCACCTGATTAACGCATCAGCCTGCGTATTCACCACAACGATAAGAGCACTGCGCGGCACCTTTCACCAATTCCGCGAGGTCTGCGGGTTCAATGCTCTTACCTGTTGTGCAAACAAAAAAAGCCACCGTTGCAACTTAAGAGTCACTAACGGCAGCTTATGCGAATAGTGTTGCTCATTTGCTCAATGATGTCAACACGTTCTATGCTACATGTTTAATTTTCTCTACACGTTTCCGGTTTTTAAACGCACTATCCAGAACCGGGTAAATCATAAACAACGAAGCATTGAGGATTTCGTCAACTTCCCGGCGACAGGTTGCGAGCGATGGTTTTTGAATACGCCCGCCGCCACGGCATAACATCTTGCGAGGTCTTGCGACACGATGATAGTAAGATGCAATGGCATGCTTGGAAGATCCATGAGCGTAGTAGCTGAGGAGGATGCCAAAGGCTTTCTTGTCAATGTACATGACGGAATCGACGACCTGAGAAATCAACATTCCGTCATCATCATTGCACATTGGCCTTGTCATAATTCTTCCCGGCTCTACGCTCTCCATGAACTTCGCTATTACGCTGCTCATGCGCTTTTCCAGACGACCTGAATAAACCCATGCGCCCCACAGTTCAAGCCAGCCATTCAGCCACTCGTGCTGTTCTTTGGTGAGGTTTAGTTCTCTTATGCTCATCGTCTTCCCCTCTTGCCCTGTTTGACCATCAGGACGCCGTTAACTATTACGTGACGCTCACCTTTGCTGTCTCGGTTGTACTTGAGCACTGTTCCTCTTGCACAGGAAAGCATCCTCGCCACCTCGGTCTGATTGCCTCGTGTCTGGATAAGAAGCTCTGGTATCGTTTGAATTGTGGCGTTCATGCGTTCTCCAGTTCGGTGATTTTTATTCCAAGCCGTCCGCCTGGTACTTTCACACCACGAATTACGCGAATGTCATCGAATTGCTCGTCGTCTTCCGCAAATCCGGCGTGGATAAGGGAATCGAGTAAACCTTTCAGGATGTTATCGAGGTCGCGGCGGCGGGAGTCTGGAACGTCTGCGATGACTTTGATGCGGAGTCGTGATTTGGTGAAAATGTCTAACTTGAGTTGGCGGATGATTTGCTGAACGTCTTTTCGGTATTTCTGGCCTTTATCGCTGATGTAGTATTGGCTTCCCCGTCTTCGCCAGTAGGTATTCACCGACGGCGGGTATGGAAGCACAAACTGATATTCGTTCATTGGACAAACACCCTCCCATTGTTAACCAATTTTTTAAGGGTAAGCACAATGGCCCGATCCATTTCAGCCCTTCGCTCTTCCCTGCTCATATCTCTCCCATTATCAATTCTTGAATGACAATCAACACATAGCGCAGCAGTAAGGCAATCATCTACTTTAATCCCAACCCCCTTCCCTTCATTTCTGTGAGCGGCCTGAACTCCGTATCTTCCGCAAAGAACGCAAAATTCAATATCCCTGACTGCCTGAAGCCATTTTTTGCTTCTAAACATCAATCCCCTCCAAAAAACGTCGGTACGCTGATTTGTTTTTTATGTTGCACACTGTCTGCGCACAAACACCAAATTCTTTGGCTATATCTCTGTATTTGCCTTTTGATTTATATATTGATTTCACTTGTTCTGGCGTTAGTTTGCAGAAGTGATGATTAAAACCATGAACAAGCAACCCGGAATCAAATCCATGTTTCGCATTTTCTGTTCGCGTTACCCACTCAAGATTTTCAACTTTATTATTAAGTTTATTTCCATCCTTGTGATTAACTTCCGGTTTGCCATCTGGGTTATCAATAAATACTTCTGCAACAATTCTGTGAACCATTTTATATGATGGTCTTTTCCCGCCACCTGGATACAGACCGACAAATGCATATCCTCCTGGTTTAATGCCATGAGATAATTTTTTTGATTTACGGCATGAAATGATGTCTCCATTTTCAGTTACTTTATATATACCCTCAAAGCCGGGGATATCTTTTTCTTTAACATCATTCATCGTCTTCTTCCTCGTACATTGAGCTATTCGGATCGCTCATCAGTTCTGCGCAGCAGTGCTCACACACGTGAACTTCCAGCACATGCAGCTTCTGACCGCAGTTAGCGCACGTTAAAGCCCGCTCGACGCTTTCTTGTTCGTAACTTCGATTTGGGTCAATCACCTTGTTTTCCTCGCACGATGTCTTAGCCACCGGATATCCCACAGGTGAGCCGTGTAATTGAAGGTTTTTACGTCAGATTCTTTGGGGATTGGCTTGCGTTTATTTCTGGAGCGTTTCGTTGGAAGGTATTTGCAGTTTTCGCAGATGATGTCGGTGATACTTCGTCGCTGTCGTCTCATGCCGCATCCTCAAAATTAAATCCAAGCTGACATGAAAATGCTTCACATGATTCAGAACACGAACCTGAATCATACTGTCGCATTGATGTCATTCTTGAGGCTAACTCATCTCTTGATATATCACTAAACAAGGCAATCAGTGATTTAAGTGTATTATTACCTCGATACATAACCGGTTCCTTTCCTGTTTTTATTTCTGTATCAAGGATGTTGATAAATGCATCTGCAAGTTCTGGCTCATCCATGGCTACCAGCGCCACCTTTTGCATACTTTTTTTTATGCAGAAAACACAATTACCAAGATGCTCCTGTATGCCAAGATCAAACTTCTGCTCACTCCACCAATCAAGCACATCCTGTTTTTCAAAATCGCTTATATCAGCCAGGTACCGAAAACCATTAGCCCTTTTAAGCCTGTTTGGTTCATCTGTGCGAATGCCAAGCCATGTGATGTAATTTCCTTTCCCAAACTTTTCCTGACAATATTTGGTGAATGGAACAGACTTCATTCTGTCGGTACAGAACGCACCGCCGATATATGGATGTCCGTATTTATTCAACATCCTTTTCCACGGTATAAGATCTGGACCAATATCATTGACACCTATCTCTTCATAACTACTGGCCTTCCCCATTTCTGGATTAGGTATTACACGAAGGCAATGTAAGTCTATTTTCCAGTTACTGACGATATTTCGGATGAACTCATATGTTTTAGGGTGCTCTGCCCCTGTATCCATGAAAACGTAATACACGTCTTCACCTGCCTGTCGCTTTTGCTCCATTAGCCAGAGTAAATATGCTGACGTCCTGCCACCTGAGAAACTAACGACATTTATCATGCAGCCCTGTCTCCCCATCTCGCTTTCCACTCCAGAGCCAGTCGCGCTTCGTCTGACCACTTAACGCCACGCTCTGTACCGAATGCCTGTATAAGCTCTAATAGCTCCGCAAATTCGCTTACACGCATCCTGCTGGTTGACTGGCCTATTACCACAAAGCCATTCCCGGCAAGGTTAGGAACAACGTCCTGCTGCTTTAATGCTGCTGTAAAAACGCACTTCCAGCTTTCTGCATCCAGCCAGCGACCATGCCATTCAACCTGACGAGAGACGTCACCAAGGCAAGCCCAAAGCTTTCGATTCTGGTCTAAGCTGCGGTTGCGTTCCTGAATGGTTACTACGATTGGTTTGGTTGGGTCTGGAAGGATTTGCTGTACTGCGTGAATAGCGTTTTGCTGATGTGCTGGAGATCGAATTTCAAAGGTTAGTTTTTTCATGACTTCCCTCTCTAACAGATTTCAGGTTATTCCACTCCGTTACCGCACTGCGATAATTCGCGGCCGCCACAGCAGCGTGGTTAGCGCAGTAGATTTGGCACCCGTTCTCCATGTCGAATATTGTCGGTGATTTTCCGCATTTACATTTTTTGGCACGCGGTGCGTCTGAACACATTCCGTTAACGGTGTCCATCAGGATCCCCCTCGTTCTTAATCCAATAAAAAAGGGCTACTGTGTAAATAGCCCCTGTTATTAGCTCAGTGATGTAGATGGTCATTGCTTCATCTCCCTTTCCATTTCATCAATGTCAACGTCATCAGGAAGATGGGAGCAATACGCCGCTATACCATGATGATTTATCTCATACCCTTTGAACGTTACCATCTGGCGCGTAATCTCAACCTCGTTCAGGAATCCGTCATCGCATAACTGCCTGGCTATTTTCGATTTGGTCTGGATTATTGGTAGTGCCTGTTCTTTCAAAGCGCATGATATTTGTGCATCCCATGCCTTTTCGAGAATGGCTAATTGTTTTTTATTCATACGTCAGCCCCTTGTGCATATCGTCTGCCACGCGCAGCAGGTGCATTTGATGTTGTGCAAATCTGTCTGGCTTCATCCTGGTCACATGCAACAAAGTGTCCGTTACAGAACCGCTGGTAAACCGTACCAAGCGAGCCAAAACGGTTTTTCGTCACAATGATTTCAGCAAATGGCGCGGCGCTACTGTTCTCGTCATATACCGCTTCCCGATAGAGCATGATGATTGAGTCTGCGTCCTGTTCAATGCTTCCAGAATCACGCAAATCTGCGTTTGTCGGGCGTTTGTTTGGTCGCTTCTCAACATCGCGCGAAAGCTGACTTAGGGAGATAACAGGCGTTTTCAGGTCTTTCGCCATCGCCTTCAGGCTTCCGGAGATGTGAGCAATTGCGAGGTCGTTGCGATCTGCTTTCGGCTTCTCAATCAGGCCAAGATAATCCGCCATGATGAGTGACAGGTTTGGATTTTCCTGTTTGTGCCGTTCTGCGATTGAGCGAATTTCTTCGACCGATAACCGCGAGGCATCGACTACCCATACATCCAAATCTGCAAGCTGACTCATGCCGTTAGCAACACGCGCCCAGCCTTCGTCATCCATCGATGCAGGATTTCGCAGTACGCTAACCGACATCCTCCCGGCGTTGGCAATGCTCCGCTCTGCAATCTGCAATGCGCTCATTTCCATTGAGAAAATCAATACTCCGCGCCGGACGTCAGAACCAGGAATAACGCGGCTTGCAACGCCTTCGGCAATCTTCAGCGCCAGTTCGGTTTTCCCCATACCAGGACGAGCAGCGATTATCACAAGGTCTTCCGCGTTCATCCCTCCGGTGATGGCGTCAAGTTCTTCGATTCCGGTCTTCAGGGTATCTGACTCTTCTCCGTTCCTCAGACGCCTGTCAAGCGTGTCAGTGTAGTCAGTAATGATTTCCCCTAACCGTACAGGTTTAACCTCGTCACGGGGCTTTCTGATAGCTGAAAGACGCTTTACGAGCTCGTCCATCGCCTGACTCGATGTATCGATGGTTCCGCTCTGAATTGGTTCACGCATTTCATCCATGATTTCCAGCACCAGACGGCGGTGATAGTTATCCGCGACCATTCCGGCATATCCCTTCAGGTTTGCGGCACTCGGGCAGTTTTTGCTGGTCATCAGGATTGACGTGAAATGCTCCTCTCCGCACGCCTCGGCAACCATCAGCGCGTCGATTAAATTTCTGTTTCGCGCCTGCTTGCGGATAACCTCGAAGGCTTTCCGGTAGAGCGGAATTGAAAACGCTTCCGGCTCCAGCGTTGCCAGAACGTCACTGGCGGTTGGAGTTAATCCACCAATCAGCAGGCCACCGATAACGCTCGCTTCGATATCCTGTCTCATGCAATCCCCCTGTCTGCAAACTTCCCTTCCCGAACTCCCGTTAACGAATCTTCCCTCAGCAGGTAATCAAAATCTGCCGTCCAGCCCGTGTCGTTGTCTCCGAAGTAAAACGGCTTGGCCTGATGCACAAACGCCCTGACATACGCTCTGAAACCGTCCACGTTTGGCGTTTTCAGTTGCGGGATGATTTTCTTCAGGCGGCGTTTGCGTTTCTCGTTGACCGCAACAGCGTGCGGCAGTCTGTCACCGACTTCGGTGTTGTAGGCGTTCAGGAAGGATTCGTAGTCGATTCGTTCTGCCTTGCGACGTTCAGGTTTAACCTGCCCATCGCCGCCCCCGTTAGGGGGTAAGGGGGTATTTGTATTTATTGTCTTTTGTATATTGTCTTTTGTGTTTAGCTGACTTGGCTTATACCAATTAGCCGACTCGGCTAATGTTTTATTAGCTGTTTTAGCTAATGTTAAGCTGTCCTGGCTAATCCACTGCGAAACCACCTTGTTCACTCCGATTTTCACGCCATCAGCAATGAGGAATTTACGCTCAATAAGCTGGCGCTTGGCAGCGCAAACATGAGTGTGATGAATACCTGTCATGGCTGCTATCTGCGTGTTTGTGAGTCGATCCATCGGCTTATTGAATCCGTATGTCTTGCGCATGATAGCGAGCATCACCTTCAACTGCCGGACGGTTAAATCAGCCATCAGCAGACTGTCGGTAATCTCGTTAGCAACGCGCATGAAACCATCTTCGGTATCTGCCACGCGATGCTCCACGACCTCCAGTTGAGGCCTGTAATCAGCTAACTTAACGACGCCCATGTTTCACTCCTGCTTTGGCTAGTCTGTAAACACCAACAAGGCGCTCTGCGAACGCCCTGTTATTTGCTGCGGCTACCACTAATCCCTCAGGTGAATCAGGGTGTCGAATCTCTTCTTTTTCCTGGTATTTCTTACGACGTTTTGTCATAATTACTCCTGTGGATTGATCCAGTCTTTCTACATCAGGCCTCGAAGAATTCGCCGTTCTTCGGGGCTTTTTCTTTTGTCAGCATTCTGGCTACTTTCTTAGCCAGTTCCGCCAACTCCTCGTCTTCAACACCCCATTCAAGAACAGCCAGAAGCATTCCCATTTTTGGGATGAAGCTGTCTTTCCATCGTGAAATTTGCGATTCATTAATCCCTAACGCGTCGGCCACCTTTCGCTGACCACGTACAGCAATTCGATTTAGGATGTTGCTTGTAATTGCATTCGCTTTCTTGCGAGTACTTGTAAGTTGCATATGTAAGTATTTCCTTAGATAACAATTGATTGAATGTATGCAAATAAATGCATACACCATAGGTGTGGTTTAATTTGATGCCCTTTTTCAGGGCTGGGATGTGTAAGAGCGGGAATGTCTTAAGCGACTTTACCGCGTTTAGTTCCGTACTGTAACCAAACCGGATCACAGTTAAGCGCCATAGCAATCTCAAACAAGAAGCGCGGTCGCTTAGTTACTCCAGCTTCAATCAGTTGAATTGATTGCTGTTTAACACCGGCTTTGGTTGCCAGTTCGGTTTGCGTCATTTTTAACGCAATTCGCCTCTTCTTGAGGCGTTCAGAAAGAGTTTGCATATCGCCTCCATCAACAAACTTTCTTGTATTTTCATACAATGTATCTTGTTTGTCAAATACAGTTTTCCTTGTAAAGATTGGAGGTAAATAACAGAGGTGGCTTATGAGTATTTCTTCCAGGGTAAAAAGCAAAAGAATTCAGCTTGGACTTAACCAGGCTGAACTTGCTCAAAAGGTGGGGACTACCCAGCAGTCTATAGAGCAACTCGAAAACGGTAAAACTAAGCGACCACGCTTTTTACCAGAACTTGCGTCAGCTCTTGGCGTAAGTGTTGACTGGCTGCTCAATGGCACCTCTGATTCAAATGTTAGATTTGTTGGGCATGTTGAGCCCAAAGGGAAATATCCATTGATTAGCATGGTTAGAGCTGGTTCGTGGTGTGAAGCTTGTGAGCCCTACGATATCAAGGACATTGATGAATGGTATGACAGTGACGTTAACTTATTAGGCGATGGATTCTGGCTGAAGGTTGAAGGTGATTCCATGACTTCACCTGTAGGTCAAAGCATCCCTGAAGGTCATATGGTGTTAGTAGATACTGGACGCGAGCCAGTGAATGGAAGCCTTGTTGTAGCCAAACTGACTGACGCGAACGAAGCAACATTCAAGAAACTGGTTATAGATGGCGGTCAGAAGTACCTGAAAGGCCTGAATCCTTCATGGCCTATGACTCCCATCAACGGGAACTGCAAGATTATCGGTGTTGTCGTAGAGGCGAGGGTCAAATTCGTATGATCAGGATTGCGGCGCTACTCTCAATACTCTTAACTGCCAGCGCCAATTCTGAATGCTGGATTGTCACAAACCTGCACGGGTACGGGGCAATGAATGGCGATCGTTACGAGTTTACAAAAGACAGCACGGAAGATTCCGTTTTCCACGTAACAATAAATGGCGATAAATCATCAGTTTATGAATCAGTTTCTGGCGTCTATCCAGAGATGAAATACACTGCTTTGTCATCGCACACTATGGTAGGAGAATACCAGTCTGGAGGAGGAATAACCGTTGAAACCTGGTCAATCACTACAGACAAAAAAGCTCTTTACTCCAAAGTAATGAACATCCCAGGCATGCAACAACTTACATCGACCAAATCCTTTGTTGGTGATGTAGTCGGAACCTGCAACCAGTAATCCTCACCTCGATTTCGACAACCAAAAAACAAACTATTTTCCGTTTAAAAACAATGGAATTTGTTTTTCACGCTCTTTTTTACAATATTTCTTGTTTACAACATACAATCTTCCTTGTAATTTTAAGCCATCAGCAGGACGCACTGACCACCATGAAGGTGACGCTCTTAAAAATTAAGCCCTGAAGAAGGGCAGCATTCAAAGCAGAAAGCTTTGAGTAGCGCGAAATGCAGCTGCAAGACAGCAACCGTGGAGATAAGCATCACGGCGCGTTACTCAAAGCTAACTGACAGGAGAATCCAGATGGATGCACAAACACGCCGCCGCGAACGTCGCGCAGAGAAACAGGCTCAATGGAAAGCAGCAAATCCCCTGTTGGTTGGGGTAAGCGCAAAGCCAGTTAACCGCCCTATTCTCTCGCTGAATCGCAAACCGAAATCACGAGTAGAAAGCGCACTGAATCCGATAGACCTTACGGTGCTGGCTGAATACCACGAACAGATTGAAAGCAACCTGCAACGTATTGAGCGCAAGAATCAGCGCACATGGTACAGCAAGCCACGCAGTGAAATTGGTGTGACTTGTGTTGGTCGACAGAAAATGAAATTAGGCAGCAAACCACTTATTTGAGGTGAGATATGACAAAATCATGGAGCGTACCTTTTCCTGAATCAGAAACTGAACATGATGGAATGCCTGTTTTCTGGAGATTCCAGGCGACAGTTGAAGAAGATGGGATAAAAATATTCGCACTTCAATATATAGCTTTTCATCAGACAGAGCATTATGCATGGTTGGTTCCTGCGCATTGGATTGTTAATTTTAAACCAGCACCAAATCAGTGGTTACAGGAATGGAAACAAAGGAGAAATAGATATGCAATTAAGAAAGTAGCAAAAAATGCAGAAAGATCTTTTGCATTCCCAACGAAGAAACTTGCTATTGAAAGTTTATTGCGCCGGAAGAAATACCATTTAATGAGAATAGAACAAGATTTGGCTGTTGTATCAACTCTTGTTGATGGGATGAAGAATATTGATACATCAACACCAGATATTGAATATAACTTTGGACACAACCAAGAAACAGAAAATTGGGTATTTTATTAGTACGAATAAGCACTGTGTATTCATTCCAACGAGTGAATACACGGAGCAATGTCGCTCGTAACTAAACAGGAGCCGACTTGTTCTGATTATTGGAAATCTTCTTTGCCCTCCAGTGTGAGGGCCTTTTTATATGCATACCAATAACGCTTCATTCGAGGCGTTTTCGTTATGCAATCAAATATAAGGAGTTACCCATGATGCACTTTCAGCTCGCGGGTAGCGGCGTCATGTCCGCTTTCTACCCGCACGAATCTGAATTATCACGCCGAGTTAAACAATTAATCAGAGCAGCAAAGAAACAACTGGAGGCGTTATGCGCAATGAAATAGCCATCAATCACCAGATGCTTCGTGCTGCACAGAACAAAGCAGTAATAGCCAGATTTATTGGTGATTCAAAAATGTGGCTTGAAGCAAATAAAGCGATGAAATCAGCGATCAACCTTCCGTGGTATCGCAGGAAATGAGTTTTACAGATAACTGGTCAGACGAAGAATTCATTCGTCAGATGAAAGAAATGCTCAATCAGCACAAAGAACAGGAGAAAGATGATGATTCTGACTCTGAATGATAAGCGTGAAATATCGCAAATAATCGCAAGTTTTACTGATGAAGATTACGAACGAATCAACAGTGAAGTTGATCGCCTCTGCAAACGTTGCGACCCAATAAGCGAAATGCTTCGCTCATATAAACCAGATGAACACACTAAGGACGCTATCGACTGGCTGGAAGATGATGACTGTAACTATCAGGAAAAAGCCGCTGAATGGTTCTGGGATGCAATAACCGAAAGAGTTAAGGCTGAATATGCCTTCGCAATATTCAAACGCAGACATATTTATGGAGAAGCTGCATGAGCAATATCGTTGAATTCGTTAAACAGCAGGAGCAGTTATTCTGCGGAGCATTGACTGAACAGACGGTGACATGGGCTAAGGAAAGCCAGTTTGCAATTCAGTATTTCCAGAAAAATGATTACCTGGCTAAAACGGCACTGGCAAATCCAACCAGCGCACAGAACGCCATCATCAATGTTGCGGCGATCGGCATCACCTTAAACCCGGCCAGCAAACTTGCTTATCTAGTTCCGCGCGACGGCATGGTTTGCCTTGATATCAGTTATATGGGATTGCTCCATATTGCAATGGAGTCTGGTGTTATCTCATGGGGTCAGGCAAAACTTGTTCATGCTAACGATACCTATGAGTCAAACGGGCTTGATAAAGCACCAACCCATAAATACAACGCCTTCGGTGATCGTGGTGATATCGTTGGCGTTTACTGCACAGTTAAGACGCCAGCAGGTGATTATCTAACGGAAGAGATGAGTCTGGCTGAAATTGAGGCTGTAAGGAAAACAAGCAAGGCAGCATTCAGCGATAAAGGACCATGGGTAAATCACTGGAATGAGATGGCGCGAAAGACGGTCGTAAAGCGTGCAAGCAAGTATTGGCCTAAGGCATCACGTCTTGATAGTGCTATTCACGTACTAAACGAAGAAGAAGGTGTGTGGACTGAACCAGTTATGCCGCACAAATCAGAGGAAGATATCCGCGAAGATGAACGGAAACGCCAGCAGGAAATAATGGATAAAGTACAACTTCTTTGCGATGAAATGGCTCAGGCAGAAAACATGGATGATTTGAAGCGATATTTTGCAGAAGCATATCGCCTGACATCTGGAATGAAATTGCAGCAGAACGTACAAGCCATTTACATAGAATGCAAAGCGAAACTGGAGGTTGCCAGTGAGCAAACTATATGAAATAGCCAATGAATACGCAAAATTGATGGATTCAGATTTAGAGCCAGAGATGATTGCTGACACAATAGAAGGCATGGAAGGAGAATTTACCGATAAAATAGAGCAACTTCTCGCCATTATTAAAAATGAATCTGGTTATGCTGAACGCCTCAAGGAAGAGGCAAAGTCACTAAATGAGCGAGCCGCAGTAATTCAAAATAAGATTGACAGCATCAAATCATATATAGCGTCATCGCTTGAAATGGTTGGCAAGAAAAAGATTCGAGCAGGTATTCACCAGGTAACAATCCGCAAACCGTCAGAAACTGTAGAAATCATCGACTCAAGCGCCCTTCCTCAAGAATACGTTGAGTTTGAAACGACAATTAAAGCCGACAAACTAGCAATCAAACACCAACTAAAAGCAGGAATAAATATCCCCGGCGCTCAACTCAAAGTTGGGAAACCTTCACTTCTTATCAAATAACGGTATCGCCTATGAAAAAGACTCCATGGGAGAAATGGGAAGTCGATTTCTTGCGCGAAGTGGCGGCGACAATGCCAGTTGAAGTTATCGCTGAAAAACTGGAAAGGACTGAAAAAGCAGTAATGGCGAAAGCAACAAGGATTGGCGCTGACATTGTTAGCCGACTTCGTGGAAGACGATGGACAAGAGCCGAAGTATCACTTTTCGGTAAGTTCTCCGCAGAAGAAATAGCAATTGCAACCTGCCGCTCAATTTATTCAGTAAGAGCTATGCGATACAAGCTAAAAAAACTCGATGAAGAAAGAGCAGGCATACGAATAAATTAACAAAGAGGAATTTACCATGAGAGGACTTGCATACAATCCCGGCATTCTTCCGGCAGAAATGATTATTCGCCAACGCGTAAAGCCAATGCCATCGAGAGAGGAATTGCTTAAGAGAAATTCTTTTCCATCAGTGAATCAAAACAAATATCTGAATGCGATGTTGCGCAAAGGAGGCAACCAGTGAGCGAGATTAACTATCAGGCTCTGCGACTGGCGGCAGAACGTGCAATTCCGGCAATGGAACGCCTGTTAATGTTGCCAGTTGATGATGATTTGTTAAGTGAACAGGAACTTAAGGATTACGGTGTGGATATTGATGCGCTCAACGCCTTCAAATTTCTGACCGGACCAGAAACCGTGCTGGCACTACTGGATGAACGGGAAAGAAACCAGCAATACATCAAACGCCGCGACCAGGAGAACGAGGATATTGCGCTAACGGTAGGGAAGCTGAGAGTTGATCTGGAAGCCGCAGAGAAGCGCAACGCAAAATTACAAAGCGAGAATGCATACATCCGCAACCGGTACAAAGAACTGGACCTGTTAATCGGGAAAAACATTCTGGTCATGCAGGCTGCCATTATCGAATGGCAATCGACTGGCGACGCTAAAAGCGGACTGGCATGGATTTATAACACACTGTTTGGCCCAGGCGAATTACCGGACGAATCTGAGAAAGATGCTCAGGCCTACTTTAATCGCAAATATGCACCGATTGACGAAAAGCTTATGGCGCTTCACAAGTGGTTTTGGGAACAAAGTGAAGCCGAGCGCGCCGCCGCCAACATTGGTGTGAAGGGGAAGTGAGATGAACGGACAAATCTCAATTGTTCGACCGGGAGCATGTGACGATTGCGAGATACGAATGATTATTCGTCTGGCGAGGGGAAAAACAATAACTGCTCTCATTACTCCTGAAAATCTCGCATTAGCATTAACAGGAAAGTCAGACCTGCCAGTAGAGCTAAAGCTGCGAAATATTGAGATTAAAGTGAAATAGTTATGAATACTCTTACCAAAGAATGGTTACAGAACACGATTACCAGCATTGAGTCAGCACGGGATGAAATACCGTTCGGACTCGATGAAGATCAAAACAACATGCTTACCGCATTAAAAATTGCACTGGCATCACTGGCAGCAGTATCGGATGAACGAGCAGCCTATGAATTATTTATGGAGAAGCGTTTCGGGGAATCTGTAGATCGCCGTAGGGCAAAAAATGGCGATAGAGAATACATGGCATGGGATATGGCGCTTGGCTGGATTATCTGGTGTCACCGCGCCGCCATGCTTCAGGGTAGCCAACCTGTAAGCCAAACTTACAACTTGCCAGAATTAATCGAAGGCATGGAAGTTTCCATTGATGTAAGCACTTGTGATGCTGATTTAGGTAATCGCTATTTCGGCACCGTCACCGAGGCGTTAGAACTTGATACAGCCAAGAATGGTTACATTCTCCTGGTTCAGGACGCAGAGCCAAACTTCGATGTAAATGGCAACTCTCCGGGAACTCCGGATAGTTGGATAAGCTGTAGTGAGCGAATGCCAAACGAAGAAGATGTTTTGGTTTATTGTTCAGACACAAAAGAGCAGATGGTAGGGTTTCACAAAGGTAAAGGGTTATTTCAATTCTTTTACATGAACGGTGTTGAGGGGGTATGTGAGCCGTCACACTGGATGCCGCTACCAGAGCCTCCACTTTGAAAGCGAAGCTTATACATATCTTTTACATCAGCAATCTATTGTTAATCTCCAATCAATGTTACGTTGTCATCTCACTCATGCTTTGGAGGTAGTGATATGTCTTGTCCAAAATGCGGTTCTGGAAATATTGCAAAAGAAAAAACAATGCGTGGATGGTCTGGAGATTATGTGTGCTGCGATTGCGGATACAACGACTCTAAAGACGCATTTGGAGAGCGTGGTAAAAACGAGTTTGTTAAAATTAATAAAGAAAGCGAAGGCAACGAAAAAAGCTAATTTATTTATTCATATATGAAAACAATGTAACCAATATTCGAATTGAAGAACTGAAAGAACACCAAGCCGCCTGATGGCGGTTTTTTATTGGAGACAAGAAATGTCAGATTTGGCTATGAAGGTTTTGAAATGGCAATCAACTGGCGATGTCGGCATCAGTAGCGCAACTCTTGCCTCAATCGCATGTGGACTGAAAAAGAATATCTATGGTCATCACTTCGGTGCTCCACATGACGCAGCCGATTTCCGACGATGCGTTGCACTTGTTGAGCAGATCCCAGAAATCAGAGATTCATTCGACAAGGTTGCAAAGCGCGTTCCGGCATTCAAAGGCATCCTCAACGAATGGGATTCCCTCGTTGCTCTGTTGAAGTCTGAAATGAAGATACACGGAAACAAAGCACCAGAGACTTACAGAAGAATCAGTGAGCTACGCAAGGACTAACCACAGCCTCACACTCGATGAGGCCAGTTCATTTCTCAAGATATCCAGACCTACCATCGCCGCATCAATGCGGCTTTTCTTGCGTGTAATTGCGGAGACTTTGCGATGTACTTGACACTTCAGGAGTGGAACGCACGCCAGCGGCGCCCAAGAAGCCTTGAAACAGTTCGTCGATGGGTGCGCGAATGCAGGATATTCCCTCCTCCGGTTAAGGATGGAAGAGAGTATCTGTTCCACGAATCAGCGGTAAAGGTTGACTTAAATCGACCAGTAACAGGTAGCCTTTTGAAGAGGATCAGAAATGGGAAGAAGGCGAAGTCATGAGCGCCGGGATTTACCCCCTAACCTTTATATAAGAAACAATGGATATTACTGCTACAGGGACCCAAGGACGGGTAAAGAGTTTGGATTAGGCCGAGACAGGAGGATAGCAATCACTGAAGCTATACAGGCCAACATTGAGTTATTTTCAGGACACAAACACAAGCCTCTGACAGCGAGAATCAACAGTGATAATTCTGTTACGTTACATTCATGGCTTGATCGCTACGAAAAAATCCTCGCCAACAGAGGAATCAAGCAGAAGACACTCATAAATTACATGAGCAAAATTAAAGCAATAAGGAGGGGTCTGCCTGATGCTCCACTTGAAAACATCACCACAAAAGAAATTGCGGCAATGCTCAATGGATACATAGACGAGGGCAAGGCGGCGTCAGCCAAGTTAATCAGATCAACACTAAGCGATGCATTCCGAGAGGCAATAGCTGAAGGCCATATAACAACAAACCCGGTCGCTGCCACTCGCGCAGCAAAATCAGAGGTAAGGAGATCAAGACTTACGGCTGACGAATACCTGAAAATTTATCAAGCAGCAGAATCATCACCATGTTGGCTCAGACTTGCAATGGAACTGGCTGTTGTTACCGGGCAGCGAGTTGGTGATTTATGCGAAATGAAGTGGTCTGATATCGTAGATGGATATCTTTATGTCGAGCAAAGCAAAACAGGTGTAAAAATTGCCATCCCTACAACATTGCATGTTGATGCTCTCGGGATATCAATGAAGGAAACACTTGATAAATGCAAAGAGATTCTTGGCGGAGAAACCATAATTGCATCTACTCGTCGTGAACCGCTTTCATCCGGCACAGTATCAAGGTATTTTATGCGCGCACGAAAAGCATCAGGTCTTTCCTTCGAAGGGGATCCGCCTACATTTCACGAGTTGCGCAGTTTGTCTGCAAGACTCTATGAGAAGCAGATAAGCGATAAGTTTGCTCAACATCTTCTCGGGCATAAGTCGGACACCATGGCATCACAGTATCGTGATGACAGAGGCAGGGAGTGGGACAAAATTGAAATCAAATAATGATTTTATTTTGACTGATAGTGACCTGTTCGTTGCAACAAATTGATAAGCAATGCTTTTTTATAATGCCAACTTAGTATAAAAAAGCAGGCTTCAACGGATTCATTTTTCTATTTCATAGCCCGGAGCAACCTGTGAACACATTTTCAGTTTCCCGTCTGGCGCTGGCATTGGCTTTTGGCGTGACGCTGACCGCCTGTAGCTCAACACCGCCCGATCAACGTCCTTCTGATCAAACCGCGCCTGGTACCTCTTCTCGCCCGATTCTGTCGGCAAAAGAAGCGCAGAATTTCGATGCTCAACACTATTTTGCATCCCTGACACCAGGTGCGGCAGCGTGGAATCCTTCCCCGATTACCCTGCCTGCGCAACCTGACTTTGTTGTCGGCCCGGCGGGTACTCAAGGTGTAACGCATACCACGATTCAGGCGGCGGTAGATGCGGCAATTATCAAGCGCACCAACAAGCGCCAGTATATTGCCGTGATGCCTGGTGAGTATCAGGGAACGGTATATGTCCCTGCCGCTCCGGGTGGAATTACTCTGTACGGTACAGGTGAAAAACCGATTGATGTGAAGATTGGGCTTTCCCTTGATGGGGGCATGAGCCCTGCCGACTGGCGTCATGACGTCAACCCGCGCGGCAAATATATGCCAGGTAAACCAGCGTGGTATATGTACGATAGCTGCCAGAGCAAACGCAGCGACAGTATCGGCGTTCTCTGCTCTGCGGTCTTCTGGTCACAAAACAATGGCCTGCAACTGCAAAACCTGACCATCGAAAACACGCTGGGCGATAGCGTAGATGCAGGTAACCATCCGGCGGTGGCACTGCGTACTGATGGCGACAAAGTGCAGATCAATAACGTCAACATTCTCGGTCGTCAAAATACCTTCTTTGTCACCAACAGTGGTGTGCAAAACCGTCTGGAAACCAACCGTCAGCCGCGTACTCTGGTGACCAACAGTTACATTGAAGGGGATGTGGATATCGTTTCTGGTCGCGGCGCAGTGGTGTTCGATAACACCGAATTCCGCGTGGTGAACTCACGTACTCAGCAAGAAGCGTATGTGTTTGCACCGGCTACGCTGTCTAACATCTATTACGGTTTCCTCGCCGTAAACAGCCGTTTCAATGCTTCCGGTGATGGCGTGGCGCAACTGGGTCGTTCGCTGGATGTTGATGCCAATACCAACGGTCAGGTGGTGATCCGTGATAGCGCCATCAACGAAGGTTTTAACACGGCGAAACCGTGGGCCGATGCGGTGATTTCCAATCGTCCATTCGCAGGTAACACCGGCAGCGTTGACGATAGCGACGAAATACAACGCAATCTGAATGACACTAACTACAACCGCATGTGGGAATACAATAACCGCGGCGTGGGTAGTAAAGTGGTTGCAGAGGCGAAGAAGTAA